ATGACCGTTCCCAAGCGTTCCCAAGCGTTCCCGGAACGGTCGGGAACGGCAGCGTTCCCAGCGTTCCCAAGCGTTCCCTCCCTAAAGGGAGGAGGGAACGTCGGGAACGGTAAGCGGGAACACTTGGACTGCCGCGCGCCTGCCAGCCTCAAAGGAAAGAAATGATGCAGACCGAACGCACCCGCTCGAATACCCCTGCCGTCACCTTGGGCGATGTGCGGGACCATCTGCGCCTGTCCTATGTGGAGGAGGAGGTGAACGCCCTCAACCTCATGATTGAGGCCGCGACCTATGAGATCGAGGAGAGGGCTGGCCTGGCGATCATGGCTCAGACCATCACGGTCACCACGGATGCAGCTGCAGATATCCCCCTGCCTGTCGGGCCTGTGGCTGCTGATGGGATCGCCACTCTGGCCACGCTTGGGGATGATGGAACTGTGACCCCTGTGGCCTCTGGCTTCTGGTTGGAAACAGGGCGCTGGCCCACCATGCACATCACCGACCCCACCATTACGGGCAGGGTGGTCATCACCTACACCGCAGGCTCAGGTGCAGGGCAGGCTGAGCGTCACGCTATCTGTGATCAGGTGGGGGTGCTGTACGAGCACAGGGCCACGCCTGCCAAGGGCATGCCCCTGTCCATGTCTGCCGCTGCCTTCATCGCTCGACGCGGAAGGGTGCGCGTATGAGTGAGATCATCAAGCGCGGAAGGGGCAGACCTCGCAAACTGGTCCCAATGCCCGAGGGCGGTGCAGGGGTGGGCACCGGCGGTGGGGCCTTCGCTTTCACGCTCCCGGAAAAAATCCGGGGGGAGAATCCGGCTGAAACCGCCATTGCCTTCCTCGAAACCCTGACCATTCCCGAGGGGCCGAAGGCCGGGCAGCCCCTGCGGCTGGCCGAATACCAGCGGAAGTTTGTTCGGGGTGCCCTGTCGCCTGACGTGATGGTGGGTGTCCTGTCGATCGGCAGGGGCAACGCCAAGACCGCCCTTGCGGCTGGCCTGGCGCTGGGCAGCGTCATGGGGGTCTGGGATGCGCAGCCCAAGCGGGAAATCCTGCTGGCCGCGCGGAACCGGGATCAGGCCAAGACGGCTTTCCAATTCGTCACAGGTTTCGTGCAGGGGCTGCCGGAAGGGGAACAAGAGCTGTTCTCGATCCGCCACGGGGCGCGCCTCGAGGTGGAATACAAGGCCAACGGCGGCGGTCTGATCCGGGTAATCCCGGCGGATGGCAAGTCGATCCTGGGCGGTGCCCCGACGCTGGCCATCATGGATGAGCGGGCCGCTTGGGAGCGGGACAAGGGCGACAACCTTGAGAACGCTATCCTGTCCGGTCTGGGCAAGCGTGGCGGGCGGGCGCTGATCATCTCCACCAGCGCGCCAGATGACGCGAACACGTTCAGCCGGTGGATGGATGACGCCCCGCCGGGCACCTACACGCAGGAACATCGGCCCGCGCCGGGCCTGCCTGCTGACGATCTGGAAAGCCTGTTGATCGCCAACCCCGGCGCGACTGAGGGCATCGGTGCAACGGCGGATTGGCTGGTGGCACAGGCCCGGCGGGCTATCGCGCGGGGCGGTTCGGCCCTGTCCAGCTTTCGGAACCTGAATCGTAACGAGAGGGTGGCCTCAGATGACCGTTCGGTGCTGGTTACGGTGGACGAATGGCTGTCTGCCGAGGTTTCGTACGATGCACTTCCGCCCCGCGCTGGCGGGTGCATTCTGGGCGTTGACCTTGGGGGCAGCCGGTCCATGAGCGCGGCCGCATTCTACTGGCCGGACACCGGGCGGCTCGAGGCCTTCGGCGCCTTCCCTGCCGTGCCGTCTCTGGCCGACCGTGGCGCGTCTGACGGCGTGTCGGGGCGCTATGTCGAAATGGCAGACCGGGGCGAGCTGGCCGTCATGGGTGACGCGACCGTGCCGCCCGGCCCATGGCTGGCCGAAATCGTGCGGCAGCTGGACGGTGGCGACGTTGCCTGCATCGCCGGTGACCGCTTCCGCTTTGCCGAATTCACTGAGGCGTTGCGCGCGGCTGGCCTTGAGCGGGTGCCCTTCATCAACCGCGGCTTCGGGTGGAAGGACGGTTCAGAGGATATCGAACGCTTCCGCCGGGCCCTGTTTGACGGGGAGGTGGCTGTGGCGCCTTCGCTGCTGCTGCGCAGCGCCTTCGCCGATGCGATCACGCTGGTGGACCCGGCAGGCAATCACAAGTTGGCCAAGGCCCGGTCCTTGGGCCGGATCGACGCGGCGGCGGCGGTGGTGCTGGCCGTGGCCGAGGGGATGCGCCGGAAGGCTTCCCCGACCCGGAAAGCGAGGATCGCATGGTTGTGAGCCGCAAGGAATTCGCCCGGCACTCTCGCCCGGTCCTGAAAACGAGGCGCTGGCAGGTGCTGCGGCGGCTGATCCTTGAGCGGGACGGCTACGCCTGCACGTGCTGCGGCACCCGTCGCGGCCGTCTTGAAATCGATCACGTGAAGCCGGTTCGGGACCGGCCAGACCTGGCGTTTGCGCCGGCCAATCTGGCGACCCTTTGCCCGCGCTGCCACGCCGCGAAAACCCGGATCGAGTGCGGCTGGAAGCCCACCGACCCGGCGCGCCTCGACTGGCGCAAAGCCGTTGCCGATCTGGCCCCGGCCAAATCCCCCAAGCAAAAGGAAACCTCAAATGCTTGACTCTGTGAAGATCCAACGGCGGCAGTCTGAAATCCGCCAGCAACTCTCGACTCTCGCCGGCAAGGACAAGCCGACCGAGGAAGAAACCCGCTCGATGGAAACCCTCGATGCGGAGTACCGCAGCAACGAAACCCGCTACCGGGCGGCGCTGATTGCCGAAGACGGCGAGCGCCGCGAAGCCGGGGCCCAGTTGGAAAACCGCGCCAGCGGCGAGTGGGAAGCCCTCGTCGCGGGCTTTGAACTTCGTCAGGTTGCGCTGCACCTGGACGAGGGCCGCGCGCTGGATGGCCGCACCCTCGAGGTGGTGACCGAGCTGCGCAGTCGTGGCGGCTATCGCGGCACGCCCGTTCCTTGGGCAGCCCTCGAGCGTCGGAACACGGTCGCAGCGAACACCCCCAACCCGATGACCACGCGCCCGATCATTGACCGGCTTTTCCCGGATTCGGTGGCCGCGCGCATGGGTGCACAGATGATCGCCATCGAAAGCGGTCTGACGGAATGGCCGGTGACGACATCGGCGGTCACGGCAGGCTGGCAGGCGACTGAAACCGGCGCTGTTCCCGGGCCGACGCAATTCACCACGGTGGACAAGGCGCTTGCCCCGAACAACACGCTGGGCATCCGGATGGCGATCAGTCGCCGGGCGATGCTGCAGACCGGCGCGGGCCTCGAGGAGGCGGTGCGCCGCGACATGAACGGGGCCATTCAACAGGCCCTCGATGCGGCGATCTTCCGGGGTGCCGGTGCTTCTGGTGAACCGCTGGGGGTGCTGACCACGCCTGCGACCTACGGCATCACGGCGACGGCCGTTGCCGCCGCTGCCACCTGGTCCGCTTTCCGCGCGGCAGTGGTGCGGTTCATGATCGCAAACGCTGCCGGTGCGCCGGGTGCAGTGCGGCTGCTGATCCGCCCGGAAGTCTACTCGAAGATGGACAACAGCCTGATCAGCGGCACGGCCGTGTCGGAATGGGATCGGATGCTGGCCAACATTCCGGCCGGCAACATTGCCATGTCTTCGAACGCGCTGGCCGCGCCGGCGGCGAACAACGTCACTTGCCTGCTGACCACGGACGCGGGCGGTATCGCACCGATCTTCGTCGGCATGTGGGGCGCGGTGGACCTGATCCGGGATCCTTACTCGGATGCGGCATCGGGTGGACTGCGGCTGACCGCGCTGACCACGGCTGACGTGACCGTGGCGCGTGGTGCGCAGCTGGAGATCCTCACCGGCGTGAGCGTGGCTCCGTGATGCTGTGGGGGGCGTCTCTCGGCGGGCTTGAGCTTCGCAGCGAGGGCGGGGAAACCCGCCTTCGGGCGACGTTCCCCTATGGCGCGGAAACCGAGCTTGCACCGGGGCGGCGTGAGGTTATCGCCGCTCGTGCCTTCGCGGACCGGATCGAGGCGGGGGAAGATATCCACCTGCTTTCCGGCCATGACTATGAAAAGCCCCTCGCCTCACGGGCGGCGGGCACTCTCACCTTGCGGGACACCGACGCGGCGCTTGTGCTTGAGGCGCGGATCGACGCGGGCACCAGCTGGGCGCGGGACTTCCTGGCCGCGCATGGTGCCGGACTGATCCGGGGACTTTCGCCGGGCTTCCGGGTGCAGGAAGGCGGGGAACGGATCGAACGGCGCGGGCAAGGCCTGCTACGCACGATCACGCGGGCCGAGTTGTTCGAGGTGAGCGTCGTTGCGAAGCCCGCTTATCCGCAAGCGCAGATTGAGGCGCGGGCATGGGAAGCGGCAACTGCAAATTTGCAGTTGCTGGATGGCCTGCACCGCACCCTTAACCGTTGGAGGCTCTGACATGGGCTTGATGGATATCTTTCGGCGCAAACCGGTGGAGGTGCGCAGCTCTGGCGCGGGCTACACGGCCCAACTGATCGCAGCGCGGCAAGCCTACATCATGGGCGGCTCTGGCCTCGGGGAACTCACAGGGGCCGTGCAGGCCTGTGTGGGCCTCTGGGAGGGCGGTCTGGGCCTTGCGGACGTGAAGGGCACCGACATGCTGTCCCGGCGCATCCTGGCCCTCACAGCGCGCGCCTTGGCCTTGCGCGGCGAAGCCGTGTTCCTGATCCGGGACCGGCTCATTCCCTGCAGCGATTGGGATGTGACCACGGTTGACGGGGAACCTCGATCTTACCGACTGCAAGTGCCGGAAGCCGGTGGCCCGCGTTCGGTGATCGCCTTGGCCGGGGAGGTGGTTCACTTCCGCATCGGCAGCGACTCGGTTGTGCCTTGGGCCGGGACTGCACCCCTTCGCCGGGCGCAACTGTCGGCTGAGATGCTGCACGAGCTGGAAAGCGCGCTGCGGGATACCTTCCGTGACGCGCCCATGGGTTCCCAGATTGTCCCGGTGCCGGAAGGGTCATCCGATGACATGGCAGCCCTGCGTCTGGGCTTCCGGGGCCGTCGCGGGGCGGCGCTGGTGATCGAGGGGGTCGCGCAAGCCGTGGGGGCCGGGATGCACCCGAACCTTGGGAAGTCGCCGGATCAGCTTTCCCCGGACCTGCAACGCACCTTGGCCGACCGGCTGCTGATCGAGGCCAAGGGCGAAGTCTACAGCGTGTTCGGCGTCCTGCCGGGCCTGTTTGTCGCCAACGCCCAAGGGCCGATGGTGAGAGAGGCGCAGCGCCACTTGGCGCAGCTGGTGTTGCAGCCCGTTGCCATGCTCATGGCCGAGGAGCTGACGGCGAAGATGGGCACTGCGGTCACAATCGACGTGGTGCGCCCGATGCAGGCCTTCGACGCAGGCGGCAAGGCGCGGGCGCTGGCAACCATGGTGCAGGCGCTGGCCCAAGCCAAGGAGGCCGGGATCGAGGGCGCCACGCTGCAGGACGCGCTGTCCTTCATTGATTGGGCCGAAGAATGACCCACCACGATGTCACAGAGGCGCTCTACCGGTCGGTCGAAAAGTGGCAGCGGAACGCGTCCTGTCGCAGAATCGAGGAAGCCCAGACGGGCTACCTCACCTGTCCGCTGTGCGCGCTGTTCTATGATCGGGACTGCGAGGGGTGCCCGGTCATGCTGGACACCGGGCAGGCGCTGTGCCGGGGCACCAGCTATCTCGAGGCGGCAGAGGCAAAGGACCTGGTGAAATCCGGGCACTGGCCGCTGTCGGCTTTCCATGTCCCCGCCAAGGAATATGCTGACCTCCTCGAGAGGCTCTGGCGCGCGAGTTAGGGTTGGGGTGCGCCCTGCGGATTAGGTTCCCGCGAAGCATCTGGGATTAGACGGTGAGTGCCCGGTTAAGACATGCCGAAACCCCGTCACTGCGCGGCCGAAGCTCCCCTTTCTTTCGGCGCGGCGCAGACCAAATCCCGTGCGGCCAACCATACGGATTTAGGCTTTTGGTATCTTCTTCACGGACACCAGCCACTCGTCGACCAGTGCCCTAACTTCACCCAGCTCAATTGCGATATCGCCGGCGGCTCCGCCATTTTCTGCCAAGCTAATCACATAATCCAAGGCCTGCCCGATCTCTTCGACCTTCATGATCGCGGCCTTCTCAGCCTGAAACTTCCCCATCGATTACCCTTTCCTCATGGCTACGCCCGGCCCGTTGCCGTTCTCAGGTAGGAACACCACGCCAGCGCCCTCGAGCGCGGCGCGGATCGCTGCTATCGCATCTACAGAGGCGCTTGGCTTGGCGGACCCTTCGGCGCGCTTGACCGTGATGGCTGAGACGCCTGCGGCCTCTGCTACGGCGGGCTGCGACATTCCTATCAGAGCACGGGCAGCTCTGAGTTGTTCAGGTGTGGTCATTGTCTATTGATCCAGTTAGATCACTGTGCTAATTGGATCATACCTCAACCAAGGAGTTTTGCAATGACTGAACAAATGCACACCCCGCTTCACAAAATCAACGATGCCAGAGACAGGATCGCCGACGCGGATAATTTGGCTGAGCTTATCCACATGTCTCAGATCGGAAACATCAAGGACCCGGAAGCAAAGGCGGTCAGCCATGCTGCCTGTCTGATTGGGGAAGCACTGCAAGAAGCCAAAGGTCTTCTGGAATGGGCCTGTGATCAGCTGCGCGGGCAATCGCCTTGCAACGTGTCGATCCCTATCGTCCAAGGCGCCGCCGAGTTGGAAAAGGTGACGGCGTGACCGGCGCGCAAGGACAAAACATTGAGGAGCACCTGTCGCCCGATGAACTGGAATTTCTGAAAGTGGTTCGCAGCCTCGGCAGCGAAGATCGTCAGACGCTTTTGAGGGTTCTACTGGAGCTGAACGCAGGCGGTAGCCGAGCTCAAGCCGCTAAGGCTCGGATGCGCAATACCGTTGGTGCGGCCTGATCGTTGACAAACCCCACGGCACGGGACTATGTTTCGGAAACACCATGCCGTGGGGCCGCTCATGACCGTCGATCTCGAAGCCGAATTTCAGCGCCTGGACGAAGCTACCCAGATTTGGAACAAGCCTCAGTTTACTGTCGCCGAAGTCTGCAAGATCACCGGCGCAACGCCTAAGGCGCTAGAGCATTTCCTGACGCCTTCGCGCGGGATGGTGCGCCTCATGGGTGATTGGGTGAACCCCGGCACGGGCAAGCGCCGGATCTTCACCGGTGGGCAGGTTCTACAGATCGCCGCGGCCTACGCGATGAAGGACATTGGCTTTCCGCAGCGATTCTCAATCCCCCTTGCTGATCATGTCGTGGGCAGGGCCAAGGCAATCCAGATCGGCTTGGCTGATCGGATTAAGGTTTCGATCATCACCTATCCCATGGCGAATGGTGATTGGGCATTGATTCCCGTCTACGAAGGGATGGACGTGCAGCCGAAGCTTCCTGTCGCCTTCCATGTTCTGGATGTTGACCGGCTTGTTCACCAAGTCCACGATCAACTGCAGGCCATCGTTGCCGGCGAGGATATCCCAGACTTCACCGTTCCCGACATCGCACCGGAGCCAAACCCCTACAGTCCGGCTTCCAATTTTTTCCGGGCTTGGGAAAAGGACGATGCTGGCAACTGGTTGCTGGTCGGCCTCACGCTTGATGAAACGCGCGATTACATGGACCTGCATGGCTGGCGGCTGGCGGGCGATGAACTGGAATACGAGGACCGCCCGCACCTGAATTTCGAAGACCGCGAACGTTACCTTGCGCTAAATTCAAAACATGAAGAAGCCCGGCTGCAGTTGATTACGGGGGCGTTCGTCGACTGATGGCCAACCGCTCCGCCACCCTCAAGCAAATCGAAGTGACGCGCCTGGTTAAGGGCGTGGTCGCGGCTGGTGTGCCCTTTGGGGGCTTGCGGTGGAGGCCGGACGGCAGCCTTGAAATCATCGTCAAGGGCGCGGAATCCGGTGGCATCGGCCCCGATCCCGACGAGTTGCTCAAATGACGGGGCGCAAGAAACCCTTCCCCGGGGTGACCCGAACCGTCACCCGCCACGGGCAGGTGAAGTGGCGATTCCGCCGCAAGGATAAGGCTGACCTCTATCTGCCCGGCGTCTATGGCTCTGCCGAGTTTCGCGCGGCCTATGAGGCTGCCCTCGAGGGCGTCAAGACACCCGCCCCCAGGACAGCCGCCAACTATGGCACGGTTGCCTGGCTGATCGAGCAATACCTTCGCAGCCCGAAATATCTGAACCTGTCGGACGTGCGCCGCAATTCGATCCGCCGCGAGCTGGACTGGCTGCGCAAGGAAGCGGGCAAGTATCAGATCGGACGCATCGCCACCCGCCATGTGGAAGCCCTCATGGCCAAGAAGGCCGGGCCTACCGCTGCGAACACGGTCAAGAAAAACCTGTCGATGCTGTTCAACTTTGCGGTCAAGCACGAACTGGCCGGGCAGAAGCACAACCCCGCCCGCCTGGCTGATCGCCGCCGCGAAAACCCGGACGGCTACCACACCTGGACGGCGGCCGAGATTGCCCAATTCCTTGCCCACCACGGGCCGGGCACTGCGCCGCGGCTGGCTGCCCTGCTGATCCTCAACACCGGGGCGGCACGGCAGGATCTGGTGCGTCTTGGCTGGCAGAACGTGAAGGCCGGGCGGATCAGCTATCAGCGCCACAAGACCGGCATCGGCGGCGACTACTTGGTGTCGATCGCGCTGGCCGAGGAACTGGCCAACGTCCCGCAGGACCGCCTTCTGTTCCTGACCCACAACGGCGGCAGACCCTACCGGGCCGAGAGTTTCGGGAACTGGTTCAAGGATCAGTGCACGGCGGCAGGATTGCCCCACTGTTCCATCCATGGACTGCGCAAGGGGCAGGCGACTCGCATCGCGGATGAAGGCGGCAGTGAACTGGAGATCATGGCCTTCCTCGCCCATGCCACGCCCAAGGAAGGCTCGACCTACACGAAAAAGGCCAGCCGGGCGAAGCTGTCAGATCGCGGTCTGGCGCGCCTGGACGGGGCGAAAAGCGAACAGAATGTGTCCAACCTATCCGCAAGGTTGGACAAACCCACCCAACAACATGCGGAAAAGAAAGGGAAAAAATGA